ACGAATACACGCATTGCACCGTTCAATGTACCAACAAACTTAGTGTTAGTTGGTGCTTCGAATGTGCCTTCAGTTGTTCTTGCGAATGCTGAAGTTGTTGCTGACTGTAGAACAGTCAATGATGCTGGACTTACAACTGCCCAGTTACCTGCACCGCGACGAGTGCGCTGTGCAATCAAGTTTGCAACACGATTGATTAGAACAGCTAGAGCAGCGTGTTCGTCACCAACGTATGTAGCAGTACCTGATACTGTTGCTTGGTTGTATGTGAATTCTGTTGCAGCTAGAGTTGCTAGTGACAACAAGATTTCCTGATCGATTTCAGCAGTGATTTCTTGGGCAAGTGCTGCCATGATTTCTGCTTCAACGTCAATACCATGTTGTGACTGCGCATCTTGTGCAGCTTCGAACGTCCAACGTGCTTGCAACTTACGTGATTTGGCTTCAACAGCCTGACGTAAGATTTGTACGCTGATTAACTTACCACCGTTACCTTCTAATGCAGCAGTATCATTTGCACTGTAATAGCTTGATGTTGTTGCATTTTGTGGTGAACGTGAATATGCCTGAGCAATTTTGAATGGGCTCAATGCTTCTTCACCAGCAGTTACAGATGTCTGTGCTGCTGAGTTGTCAGTCAATGACTGAGCGTAGCGTACACGTAATGTGTGGATCTGACCAACTGGACCAGTCATTGGCTGAACGCCGACTAGCTCGTTAGCGATAACAGTTGGCATAACACGACGGATTACTGGAAGAATAACGCGATTTAATGTTGCGATATTACCAGCAGTAGTTGTGCCTGCTGAAGATTCAGCTAGCAACTGCTTGCGAGTGTTTTCTAATACAACACCCATTGTTGAACGGCGAGTTCCTTTCAAGCCTTCTAGTAGGGCTTCCTTGGTCTCGTCCCAACGGCTTTCTAAGAGTACTTTTGACATTTTCATTATCTCCTAATATATGTCTTACTTAAGCCCTGCCAGACGCTTGATATCAATGACATTATCTCTGTCACTTGTGTCAACTTCATTTTTGGCAGTTTCTTTATCACCAGTCACTTCTTTAATAACACTTTCTGTCAAGGCTGTTTTAGCGCCAGTCTTTTCAGATGTTGTGTTTAGAACTGCTGGTAAATATTTGTCGAAAGCTGACTTCAGTTTTGGTGTCTGAACGCTTTCTAGTAAGCTTCTCATTACTTCAGATTTCTCTTTGTTTAGAGGCGCTAGAAGTTCTCCTAGTGTCTTTTCACGCTGAGTTGATTCCTTGATAATGCGAACCTCACGATCCTTTGATTCTACTAGCTTTTCAGCTTCTTCAGCTTTTGCTGTAGCTTCAGCTAGTGCCTTTTCTTTGGCTTCGATTGCTGTCATTAGCTTGCGAGCTTCTGCCTTATCATTTAGATAAGTTACAGAGTATTCGCTAGCGAATGCTTCAAACAACTTGCGTCCAAAGTTATTTTCACGGGCTGATTTGATGTCTTCTTTAAGTTGTGATAGCTCACCTTTTAAATGACCTGTCACAGCAATATTGATGCGTTTGGCGCTTTCACTAACAAACTTGTTCTTGAGTGCCTCCAACTGCTTCTTTCCTTCTGTGACTAGCTTGACGCGGGCTTCTACAACTGCCTTCTTGTCCTGTGAGAACTCTTTGATTTCACGGGCAAGTGCGTGTACAATGAACTTTTCAAGCTTTTGCTGATTTTCCATTTGTACTTTACGGTCGTTGCGTAGTTCACGGATTTCTTCGGCTAACTTCTTAACCATGAAATCATTGAACTTGGCTGCGCTTTCTTGTAGCTTTACCTTGGCTGCTACACGATCCTCATTGATTGCTTTCTTTTCTTCGTGAAATTCTGCAATCTCTTCGGACAAGCTTTCTGTAATCATCTTGTCTAGGGCTTCAACCATCACACTACGATCATGCTCGTATTTTTGTGCATACTCTTCGCGGAGTTCTGCACGTACTTGTTCCTTAGCTTCATTCAATTTAGTTTCCCAAGCTTCGTTAAGAGACTTGGAAACATCTTCATTGATTAAACCAGAATCAAGTAATGGTTTGATAGCATCTAACATGCTCATATCCCCTATTATTTTATTTTAAGTTCCTTGATGAGGCGTTTTACTTCCTCACCCAAGTAACTTTGTACCTTCTTGTCGCCCCTTACATCCCTAGCGATATCTAAAACTTTATGACCATGCTTCATATTCATGAGGCTTTCGTATATTGCTTTAGGATATGCGTTAGGTGCGCTTGGTTGTGCGACGATATCAACAGTGATTATTTCGAAATCACTTACCTTGCCGTCCATGTCGTTTACATTACCTGATCCACGACTTGAAACGCCTAGTTTTACACCACTCTCCAACATAGTCTTTACAAGTTGACCCATTGGAGTTGGTAAAATCTTTAGTTTACCGAAACCGTTTGCGCCATCCATCCACATACTTGTGATCATATGGCTGACGCGGTCTAGGTTGATTTTTAAATCATCTGGATGATCGACTTCACCCAATACGCTGTAACCCTCTTGTATTTGATTATTGAGAGTGCCTACAGCAGTTTCTATTTCGGAAACGGGGTAAACACGCTCGTTCGCATTCTTTACCCCGCCCTGAATGAAGATGCCCTTCATGTAGAGGGTCTTCAGATCGTTTCCCTGTTCTGCAACAGACTCAACGACCATATTTGCTCTATCAAAAGTTAAATGTTCCTTGAGATACAAAGCCATTGTCTCCAGTTACTTTAACTTACTTGGCTACCGGACTCTTAGTGCCTGATGAACCATCCTTTGTTACGGGTTTTGGTGCAGCACTTAGATCGACCTTAGCCTTTCCGCCTGGGACGTTCTTGAACTTACCAGCTCCTGGTAAATCTTTCTCGCCCTTTGTATATGCATTGCTTGGAGCTTTAGGACCGTTTGGTACAGTCTCTGAGCTACCTGCGAACTTCACAGGCTTGCTGTCCATACCTGCTTTGCCTGAGTTCTGTGGTACTGGGCTCTTTTTCTGTGCGCCGTCATCACCGTGACTTGGAGCTGCTACTTTTTGAAGCTGTGTTGCTTCCATAACTGCATCCATTTCTTCTTCGCCACCTTCGTCTCCCATGCCTGCGTCATCACTGCCGCCCATGATTGATTCAAACTCAGCCATTAATTCGTCTAGCTTATCTTCGATTTGAACTACGCGGTCTTCTAGATCACCTTCATGCTCTTCGCCGTCATGTGCTGCTTCTAGATCACCTGTTAAATCGTCACCTGCTTCTTCAGCTTCGTCATCAAACTCAATGTCTGCTTCATCATCTTCGGTCATGCCACCGGCTTCTTCTGAGTTAATTTCGTCAAGTAGGTCGCCTACTTGTCCGCCCATTCCTTCGTCCGTGTCATCCATTGATTCTTCTAAAGAATCTTCTTCTGAGTCTGCAGATTCTTCTACAGCCTCTTCTTCATCATCTTTAGCTTCCATCATCTCTTCATCCATGATTGACTCATAGATTTCGCGTGACTTTTCTACTACGATTTCGTGGAATAGTTCGCGGGCTTTATCTTCGTTCTCATTGATTATAAGCTCAATGAGTTGCTCAAACTTTTTGTTTTCCATTATAAATCTCCTGGTTAGAAATGGCTTTGTAGAAATATTTAGTGCGCACTTATTAAAAGCACTCAATAAGTGCTATTTTTTTACGTTTTTAATGATTTATTGTCGATTTTACAGACTTGGAGTCTGTTGCTGCTGATTTGCTGCGCTGTATTGATCTCTTATTTTAGATAGATATTGTTTCTTTTCATAGTTTCTAACATCTAACATACGTCTTAGTTTACGTATTTGTTTAAGCGTAAGCTTAGTTTTTCTGCTAGTTCGCCATACAGGTTTGCTATTATCAGAGTTTGTATCCTGATAGCCTGCTACAGGTGGGTCAAACATTTCTAACAGTTTCATAATGTTATTTATCTTAAGCTGGCGGACTGCCGGGTGTTGCCGGGCCCGGAGCTGGCATGCCTTGCCCGGGTCCTGCTACTGGACCTGCTACACTATCCGGGGCTAACGGTTCGCCTTCAGGCGGAGTTTCTAGGTTGTCGCTAGTCTGTTCATCACTTTCAATATCGCTAGTAGATACACCTATGCTACGTAAGTCAGTGCCTTTAGGATCTTCTACTTCCGCCTTGTCATTCTCTTCACGCCATAGTTTTTCGTTTTTAGCTATTTCTTCTTCAGTTAATCCTAAAAATCTTTCTAGTGCAAAGCGTTTGCTTATATAGGGCAACTGTTCCATAGATGTAAATGTCTGCACTCTAGCAGTGTCTAGCTCACTTTGACGATAAGCAGCAAAATTTTGAGGCGGATTAAACTCTGTTGTGAATAATCCTGCATCAATATTAAATCCTCTCCAACGCAAGAAAAGCTTAAACTCTTCATCTAGTTTTTGAGAGATATAGTTTTGCAATCTTTCGCAATATTGATTGAAGCGATATTCTTGTATCAATGCTGTACCAACGCGACCATCGCTTAATGGTCTGTCGCTGTCATCAGGACCAGTTGGTAAGTATGAACTTGGTACACGTAATCCACGTGCTAATCTATTGTTGAAATAACGTAGATCGTCGATCTCGCCTAGATTTTGTCCACCTGGCATAACTTCTACTGATGATCCGCGACCGTCTGCGGTGACTGGAAAGAAGTAATCTTCATTCATTGACAGTGGATTATATGTAGCGTCAACTATTGATGCTCCACCATAAACACTAGGAATTCTACGTTGGTGTATCTCGTTTTTGATACGTTCTACGAATGCCATAGCCATATGACTTGGCATGTTCCCAACGTCTATTTTAAACAATCTACGTTCTGGTGCACGTTGTACACGATAGATTAAAACTGCATCTTCTAATAGTTCTTTTTGTTTGTAAACTTTAAAGATGTTTTCTAATATTGATTGACCAAAAGGCCAAAAACGATCTAGTCCTTCTGTTAAACTTAAATGTACTATATGTTTCGCGTCAATAGCACTTTCACTTTGGCCTAATGTGAATCTGCTACCGGACGTATTATATGGCATTGCTGGAACTGTATATGGTGTATTAGTTCCACCGCCTGTACCACCTAATCCTGTTGCTGGATTAGCGGCAAAATCTGTGTTAGTTTTTTGTGCAACTGATAAATTTTGTAGATTAATGTTTAAATCTTTTAGTACGTACTGTTCTGGTTTCTTGCCTTCGCTTTCATTGACGATGACTTTGATAACCTTAACCATGTCCACCCAATATAACTTAAAGTTTTCTGGATCACGCACAAATACTTGATCACCGTATTTGATGACATTACGGAATATTTTGAATATTCTTACATCAAACTCATTGAGTTTACACCATTGCTGTAGCTGTGTCTTAAGCAACTGCACTTCATGATGTGTAGGTTCTTCTTTAAAATTAAGGCTGAATGGTGTTTGATTATGTTCGTTTTTCTGCGTGCTGAACTCAGATATAATATCTAAGCAAGCATTGATTTCAGCATCAACATCCATCATTTCGTATTGATTATAACGTTCGATACGATTAGGATGCCCTGTATAGACTTCTGGAAGTCTACTCATGTAGTTACGATAGCCAAACTGATCATTGTTCCAGCCACCAGTTTGGCTGCCATTTTGACCCGGACTTCCGTTCCAAGCTCCGTTATTGCTGTTGGCACCGGATATCGGGCTGGTAAAACCAGACTTGTTTAAAAACTTTCTTTTATATGGCATTATTATATTTATGTTATGCTAGCGCAGTTTTGTATATTTTCTTATTGATGTCGTTACCGGCTCCTAGCTTGTCTATCATCTCATCCAACTTTTCTTGCATCATAGACATCATATCTGCATTTAATGCTACTAAATCTTGTACCGATTTGTTAAGAGCAGGGCTATCTACCGTCTGTGTAGTTGTTATAGTTGCTGCAGTTTGAATAGGCTGAGTCTCTGGAGTTTTTGCCATTTTTTCTAGTAAACTATTTGTTGCTAGTGGAACTATAGCTTCTCTTCCATGCAGCAATGCAGGGTAACCTGATTTAGGACCAGATGCTATACCTCCCATAGACCCTTCTATAATCTTGCCTGGTTTAAACCCTTCTACACGATTTATGGCACTGAGCATAGATTCGCGTTGAGACCCACTTAATTCTTTTAATAGTGTCTGGCTATTTGCACCTGTAGCTTCCATGATCTGACGAATATACATGTTAGTATCGTTTTCATGGGGAGGAGCATATTTGCTTATTGCCTGAGCTATGCTTAGATCAATATAACGGTTACCAAATATTAGATCGCGTTTAGCTTCCATTCCATCTTCAAGAGTTGGAAATACTGCAAATCTTCCATCAGTACCTACTGCATCTTTACTTTTTGCATATCTACCAAACTCAAGATTGCCTGGGTTATTATTTCTCCAGTTTCTAACGCCTTCACGTTTTTGTACAGATCCGTCTTCTGTTTGCACGGTAGTGAAGCCCGGTCCTGCATCTACTACTTTTGCTATAGGTTTTTCAGCACCCGGTTTTCCTTGAGCAAAATCAGGTATTGAAACTCCCGATTCGGCAGAGCTTCCACCGGGTTCTGTGCCGGATGCACTCATTCCTCTAGTAGTCGGCGCAGCACTTGCTAGATTTGGTTCTGCAGTAGCAGCGGGGGTAGCTGTAGATGGTGCTGCTCCCGGTCCCGTCTGTGCGCTTGTACCAGAAGGTTCTTTGCTCTGTGTATCCCCGCTAGATACCACTGCTCTATTAGCTAATCTTCGCAAATCAATCATAGCTACAGCGAGATTATTTTTAAAATCATTTGCCATAGTCTCAGCGGGACTGCGAATATCACCTTCTCCGGTTAGATCACCTACCATCTCTTCTAATCCAAAATTAATCTCATCAAAGTTTTTGTCTAGGGTAGTTACATTTCTAGAGAATATATCTAATGAGGTTGATAAGTTTCTAAAATTGGTTGATAATCTAGATGATTCGTCTGATAACTTCTCATCTTTATCTTGTTTCAAAGCATCTGCAGGTTTTATATCTTCTTGTTTTTCTTCTAGTTTAGTATCAAGTGTTCGACCTATCAATCCACCTGCCATTATTCCTAATGGTCCACCCAATATACCTAATGCCATTCCACTTATTGTGTTTTTATTTCTTTCAAACCATGATTTTTGTTTTTGATCTTCTGCATTAGGTGTTTCTATTTGTTGGATAGAATCTGCTGCTTTAGTAGTGTAACCTTGATCTTTCCTTAAAGTATCAAAAAGTTCTTTTCTAGTTTCTAATGACGCTCTATCAAAGTAGCTGCTAGTCAGTATATTTTCTGGGTTCATACCCATTGACTTGTATATACGTGCTGCTTTTTCTATCTCGTTTGAAGTAAGCTCATCAAACTTATATTCAGGAGTTTCAGCAGGTTTTACAGTAGGTACCGCATCTTTTATTGTTGTTGTCCCCGCCGGAGTTACCACACCTGATGCTACGTCTTGTTGAAGTCTTAACTCTGCTATTGTTTTGGCTTTTGCTCTTGCTCTAGCGTCATCAAAACCTGATTTTTCCATCTCTTCATTGATATATTTTTGAAGTTGTTCAGGATAATCGTTAGCATTGAATCCTTGTAATGCAGCCGTAGTTTGCGATGCTGCCGCTACAGGTAATGCTGTTTCAAGTGCAGGAGCAATGCTCGGCACCACCGGCTGTGCTTGTTGTCCGGAATCTACTCCAAGTTCAGAAGCAACGTTTGGCAGCACCGGCTGTGCTTGTTGTCCGGAATCTACTGCTTGATTTAATACTGTTCCTGATGCTTGAACATTTTTCAATCTTTCATTAAATGCTTTAAGGGCTGCTGTCTGATCTTTTTGTTCTGTCGCTAATCTTTGAGCATCTCTAAGGTCAGCAAGTGTAGGTGGAGGACCAGCAGGTGTAGCTTCTGCGGTCAGTGCTACCTCTTTATCTTCCGCTAGTTTTTCTTCGTCATCTCTACGTGCTACCCAACCACCTATAAATCCACCTAACTTGCTTCCAATAGTGCCGCCTATTGCTGCGCCTAATGGACCAGCTAGCATTCCTAACGCACCACCAATCACACCGCCTACTGCTTCACCGCCACCAGTGTATTTTGCTTCTTCTTTGGCTTGTTCACCTTGAACTTTAGTCATGGTGCCTTCGGCAACTGCTTGGTCTGCTGCCTTAGAACCATCCATAGCAGTCATTATCCCGCTGCCTACTGACACTACCCCTGCCGCTAATCCACCAAATTTGGCAAGTGTTGTTCCACCCTTGACTAAACTACCTAGCTTACCTAATCCGCCTCTTCCTGAAGCTCCATCGATTACATCACCTGCAACGCTTGCCGTAGACATACGTGTTAATGCTGCAGTTGCAGCATATGCAGCCATTGCTAATGCGCCTGCTGCTGCAGCAGCAAATCCAAAACCCATTTGTAATGGGTTCAATGTTTGTACTATGTTGTCTATGCCTTTTTGTAGTACGATTTCTGCCTCAGTCATCGTAGCTCTAACGTCTTTTATACCGTCAAGACCTTCTTTTTTACCTGCTGCGATTTCTGCTGCTGTTCTCTGGCGTATGTCTTTCTCGTCTCGCTCGCCCATTCTTGCGCGGGCGAGCAATGTCTCAGTAGTTACGCCCATTATTTTTCCTGTCTGTTCAGACAGTGCTAGAGAGAAGCCCATTTGTTCTTCTCGGGCGTCAACACCTTTCTTTAGCGACTCCATAAAGTCAGCAGTGACATCTTCACCGTTCTTTATTCTTTGGCTAAACTGTTGTATAGGAATGTTAAGCTGTAATAAGCTTTGTGATAATTCGGTTATCGCACCAGTAGCTAAAAACTCTTGAACACCTGCTAATAGAGCAGGATCGCCAACCTGAGACTGTATCGTATCTAATAGTTTGTTTCTTGCATCACGTTCTGCTCTTAATGCATTAGCTCTATCTGTTAATCCTAATGCTTCCGCTTCATTAATTTGGCGATTTAGCTTATTAGTTTGTATCAATGTTGCATAACCGGCTCTTGCAATCTCTTGATCTTTCTTAACTTCATCTACATTTTTACCGGTTATAGCACTTAGCTTTAATAGATTTTCTGTATACTCTAAGCTTGCAGCTTGAAGCCTGCCGTTTTTCTTCATGCTATCGGTAATCTGTACACCACTAGCTTGTTGAAGTTTTACATAATCTGCTTGATTTTGTATTAACTCTTCTTGACTGATACCTAAACGTTGAAAGGCTTGTCTTTCTTCCTTTCGTATAGCAGTCATGTTAGCAAATTCTTTTACAGCCTCTCTAGTTGTTCCTCCCAAGGTAATCAATGATGTTCCCATTGATTGTAAAGGTTTCGTGAATAGTTCTAGATTTTTGCTAGTAAGACCTGCAGCATGTCCCATATCTAGGACTTGATCTGTGGTCAACGTTCCCGTAGCACCTACTTTGGCTAATGCATCTGTAGCTTTAAGTTGCGCATCTGCTTGTTTAAGTCCTGCGCTAGCTAATGTCGTGAAACCTTTAATAGCAACGCCGGCGGCTACGCCAGCCAATCCAAAGTTTTTACCTAAATCAATAGCAGCATCACCGGCATTATCAAGCGTACCGCTATATTTGCCTAAAGTTCTTTCTGTGCTTAATATTGCTTCTTTGAACTGGTTCATGCCAGTCTTCAAAGAATACATAGCATCTTTTACATTTTCTGTGGCTTGTGCTGCTTGCTCTTCAGCTTTGGCTTGAGCTATTTGTAAGGCTGTTACTTCTTCTAACCTAGCTGTATATTCTTCTAGTGTCTCACCTGTTTTGCGAGCCATCTCTCGCATTTTGTCGAGGTCTATGTTAGCTCCTCGCATGGATCCGCCGAATCTAGGGGTCAAGACATTTAGTGTCTCTATACCGGTTGCTAGATTGTTTACAGTGACTTCAAGTCTAGCAATGCTATCAGTCAGCTGGGCGAGTTCTTCAGGTGTCATATTATTTTACGCTATTTTAGGACCCAATAAATATACTTACTTTAAAGTATTTATAGTTATAAAAATACCATAATGAGGCCTTTATGAATGATAATCCATTGAAACAGTATTTCCGTAGACCTGCAGTATATCTAAAACTACCTAGCGGTGGTCATGGATATCCGCCGGGGGTAGTTGACATGCCTGAAACCGGAGAACTACCTGTCTACCCCATGACCGCTATAGACGAGATCACTGCAAAGACACCGGATGCATTATACAACGGCACAGCAGTGACTGAGCTTATCAAAAGCTGTGTGCCGTCAATAAAAGACCCATGGCAACTAAGTAGTGTAGACCTTGACAGCATATTGATCGCTATAAAGGCTGCAGGTGGAAACAGCAATCTAGAGATAGAAAGCAAATGTCCAAAATGTAACGCAGAAGGAACATATGGCGTAAATCTTGTGGCTGTATTAGCTACATTGAAATCAGGAGATTATTCTAAAGAACTTGAACTAGGTGACTTAGCTATTAAAATCAGACCTTTATCATATAAAGAGATGAACGCAGCTAGCATCGGGCAGTTTGAGCTACAGAAGCTTTTCCAGCAAGTAGAAAATACCAAAGATATAGATCAGAAAAACAAAATCACAGAAGAAGCACTTCGTAAAGTCACGGAACTAACTATGGAGATTTTGACACAAGCCATAGAATATGTTAAGACACCGAACACCGTAGTCGATAATAAAGATTACATAGCAGATTTCCTGCAAAACTGCGACAAACAGACATATAATGCAGTGCGAGATTACAATACCGAACTCAAAACGGCTACTGAACTAAAGCCATTAGAGATAACTTGTAGTGAATGCTCACATCAATATAAACAACCTTACACATTAAATCCTACCGATTTTTTCGGGTAATGCTTCTTAATCTACCGCCCGATAGATTACAGAAGCTTATAACAGGTTACGAGAACGAAGTTACAGATATAAAGAGAAATGCATTACAAATGGCATGGTATATGCGCGGATCCGTTTCCTATACTGATGTACTTAATATGAGCCTAGAAGAAAGGAAACATATTAATACTATAATAGAACAAAATCTGGAAACTACCAAAAAGACTCAACTACCATTCTTTTAAAGTTGTCCTTCGGACAACTACTTCGTTCGCTATCGCTCACTCAGTATTTTTATATTATATGGATTTATATTACTTGCCGCTTTGAAGCCATGGTAGTGCTATCACAGCACTACCAAACGTTGGACTTGCCTGCCCATCCGCCATGTCGTTTGTTCCCGTATAACTACCCTTTTGTGATGTTATACGCTACCGGTTATACTGTAAAGTTTATGGACTGTAGTTGTAGACTCTCATCTACTATAACGCATGTTATATACCCGCAAAACGAAATAAGGTATATACTCATTGAGGGTTCGCAAACCTGTCGATTGCCCTCTCGGTATACGATACTATAAAAGCATCTTTACTCCAGATCCGCAGGTGACTAGTAAACTAGACTTGCTCAAGGAGGATAGGGCATTCCCTATCAAACTAGTTTTGAATATAAACGGGAGTTGTGATTAGCTGTATGCTTTCTTGAGGAGGAGGTGACTTTGTGTCTGCTGTGCCTGAACAATATCTTTTTAATAAATCTGCATTATGCTTAAAAAAGTTATCAAACTCTAGAATAAGCCAGTCTTTATGTTTAGTTGATGTGTAGTATAAAAAATGATCTGTGACCCAAGTTAATGATGATTGTACAGCGACAAAGCGACCCTTCCTATTAAACTTCATAAACAATATGTTTATATCACTAGGATCTGCAACTTCCATCATCTGATCTAACCATCCGTCTAATACCTTGCATTCTCCTGCTAGCACTAGATTAAAGGGAAAATCAGCATAGCTTTTGCATTCTGCATTGAATTTCACGAAACTTTGTCCTGGAACAATGTCACCCTTGAAACTTCGTATCTGTCCCTCATGCAATATTTGTGTACGTGCTTGATTTTTACCACCCACATAAGCACCTGATCCGGGCGCACGAATAAAACTCTCGTTATATAACGCGCTTAGATATCGTGCTACTTCTCTCTCGAAGCTTGAACCTTTTTGTTTCTGTGGATTAGGCATGCTATATTTTATCTTTATTATATGTGAATGAAAAATTTATATCAAATCTCTAGTAGTATTATACGTAGTAAATCCATTTTCTTTTACTACATGTAATACGCTAGGGACACGGCCTGCTAGTTCTTCACGGTGTGAGACTAGCCATACTGATTTACTGCGATTGCGTGACATATCTTTCAAGATAGCCATGCTGTTCTCTACACCGATACTATCCATACCGCTGTCGATCAACTCATCAATGAATAATGTATTGATTGGATAATATAAGCTTTCCCATACATCACGGAAAGCAAAGCTTAAGCCGAGTATTAATCTATTACGTTCACCGCGGCTTAGATTGTCGAAATCAAGCTCACGCCCATACTCAGTTATCTCAACAGATAGATCGTTTAAAAATATTACTTGATGAGGCAATCCGATTCTATCAAGGTAGTGTGTGAGCCTTGCGTTGAGATAACTGAGATTTTGATCGATAATCTTTTTACGTACAAAACTATCTTTACTTGTCAAAAGGTCTAACAAAAACTTTTGATGTTCAAGAACTCTATTGTATGTGTTGATAGTATTGAAGTCAACAACCTGTAGTGCCTGATTCTCCATCTCACCGATCTGATCAGTATATGGATTGATATCTTTATCTTTCTCATCAATCTTTGTGATGAGGGTATCAACTAGACTACGATGTTGGAACGCTTCTTGTTCTGTGTCGTAATATAGTTTTGGTTGTTTACCGACAGAGCCAAGGTCTTTCTTGGCCTTATCTAGTTGAGCCATTTCAATATTTAATGTCTCAAGTGTGTCTGTAGTGGCTTTTACGAATTTTTCGCGTTCTTTTAATAATTTGCTATGTTGATCATCATGTATGTCCTGACCGCAAGTATGGCACTTGTGATCTTGCAATGACTTTAACTCTTTTTCAGCTTTTTTTAGTGCCTTTCCTTCACGTTCGATGTCAGTTTCTGTTCTACTGACCATCTTTTCAAGATCGGCTAAATCCTTTTTCTTTTGATTATATAAAGCTAAATCCTTATGACCTTGAAGCTCTTTATCAATATCAAGCTTCCGTAACTCTTCAAGGTCATCTTTGAGCTTCTTTAAATCTTCATTGTGCTTGGCATCCCAAAGTTTAGCTCTTCGTTTTAAGTTTTCTATTTGCTCTTGTATACGTCTATTTGCTTCTTCGATTGCTTTTACTTTGTACTCTTCTTCCGTTATCTTGTCTTTAGTTGTTTTGATTTGTTCTTTTATTAGTTCTGCTTTTTCACTCAACAATGTGATGCCAAGCAACTGTTCAATGATATTACGCTGATCGTTAGCCTTCATAGCTAAGAACGGCTCGCTATAAGTATTTAGTGCCACGATATGCTTAAACATATCAGGAGTCATACCTATAGCACGTTCAATATGCTCTTGTGTTTCTTTGTTTTCACCCTGAGCATCATTAGTGCATTCTTCTTCCTTATTGTCAATATAAAACTTAAGAACGTTTGGCTTACGTCCACGCTCAATCTTATAGTCTACCCCATTGCAATGGAACTCTAGTGTAACCATCATGCCCTTAGCATTAGTACGATTGATTAGATTGTCTTTGCGTATCTGATTGATCGGAGTACCAAAGAGTACATAACTAAGACCTTGGATGAGGGTAGTTTTACCAGTACCATTTCTAGCACCATCTCCCCCTAAATCAAGATTCTCACCCAAGATCAATGTAAGCTCTTTATTATCAAAGTTCACGGCCTGTGTGACCTGACCGATACTTAAAAAGTTACGTAATGTTATATTTTTTAATGTAATCATAGATTGCGGTAAATCTCTAGCAATAGTTTTTGATCATAAAACTGACTTTCAATATTGCTTATTTGATCTAATATTATCTTATCAACTGATTCAAACTTCAACTCACCTGGGGCAAGATCAATAGCATGTTGATCAAGTTTCATAGGTATCAATGCCATCTCACGTAGTTGATGTTTAGGTACTAATGTTTCTTTTATATAGTTTGCTTCTTCATAGCTGATATCAATGTCAAGATGTACACGTATGCTACTGCGAGGTAATAGATATCCGTCTGGATTTTCTAATATATCGCTCAACTTATAAACACGAAATGTGGGTTGATTAGGCCATGATTTGAATACGGGATCAACTCCCCATTCTAATATCATCATGCCACGTGCATCATCACCCGCATCAGCATAGTTGTGCGGGAAAGCATTGCCCATGTACCAGATGTTTTTACGTGACTGTCGTTTATGGAAGTGTCCTGAGTATACTTGTTCAAATCCACCTACATGTTCATCGCTAATCTCACCATGATCTGGCATCTCAACCATAGCATTCATGTAGAAGCGTGGCAGTTCAAGATGCGAAAACAAATATTTTGTTGATTTGATCTTGAGCAGTTTCTTGTATTCATCTCCTACTAACCATGGCGCGATAGTTACATCGCCTTCGGCAAACCAATCATTGATGATATGAACGTTTGGCAAATGCCTTGCCCACTCAACACTGTGTATATCCCTGCGATCACGATAATAAAGATCGTGATTGCCTGGAATGAAATAAACTTTATCAAAATTGTCATTCAATTTTTCCAATGCACGTAATCCATATTGCATAGTGTGAATATTGATACTTGCACGATGATGATTATAATCACCTAAGAAAAAGCAAGACTCGCAACCTTCTTGTTTAGCAGTTTGTATGAACCAATCAACAAAATCGGCACAGTCTTGATTATGTTCAAGACTGTTTGACTTCAAGCCGAAATGTATGTCTGTGAAAACTGCTGCCTTTTTAAATAAGTTAGACATCAATATAGTTTATCTAAGTTCTTGATTTATATAAAGTTTTTTGGTTATTCTTCGTAAACATTGAACTTTGTGTTACTCATTTGACGAGTATAACTTGGGTTCAATCCATTCATTTCAAGAATGTCATCACGAATATTTTGATTACGCTTTTCAGTATTCAATACACGGCAGAAACTATTTGTGATAGCAGCCGTATAGTATGCGAACGGGTTTGCTGATTTAGCCTCATTGAAACGTAGTCCAACATAAGTGAGTTGAAGTATAGCACTGTTACGCATCTCATCGTTGTAAGTGTAACCACGCCAGTTGAACTTCATGGCATATTTTTCACAAAGCATGATGAACATTTTTGCTAACTTATCAGTGATCTTACCGTGATCTTTACTGAACTCACCAGTCTTGACACCACCCTTCCAATGACTTTTTCCCACGCATATTGCGCTATTTTTGTCATCTATTTTGTAATGCTGGAACGGAGGAAAGTTTACCTTGACATGAACCATGTCATCTACTTCATCTTTGGTATCTTCTAGTTCTAAATCTTCGAAAAGATTTTCACTATCTAAATCTTCAAACTCTAATATGTCTTTTGCTGTCTTTTTCTTTACAACCTTTCGTGGTTGTTTAGGACTGACTGGAATATGATCCCAAGTCATGACACGAAACACTAGATCAGTGACAGGTATATCTTTTAGCTTTACTTCTTGTCCGGTCTGGTTTAGTATTCTTGCTGCTCTTGCTTCTCTAGCAGCTTTGATATTTTTCGGTCTTATTAGTTGATCTAACGACTTTTCTAATGGGCTCTGCGGCATGTCGATGATTAGATCATATTGATGATATTCTTGTCGGCTATAGCAGCAATAACTAGTTTTGCTTGCATGAATCTCTTTTAAAATATCTTTATTGTTTAGATAGTTGACAGGTTTCTTAGCAGTAGACATAGTACCTCTTGTTATTTGTTGTAAAAATGATACAACACTTGACATGTTATGTCAAGCGGTAAATGTAAAATTGGTGATTTTTAGGGCGATAAATAATACACAGACATGCTATTTATACGCATGTGAACCCTGAACTAGAGAATAATAATGGCAGATTGTAGCAGTTTTGACGCTCAAATAGATCAAGAACTATCTATTTTAAATAGATTAAGAAGCGACTATGACACCGCGGTTGGACAAAAATCTTCTCTAACAGCCTCAGATGCCGCTAACGCACTTGCGAGTCAGTTTGGAAGTATAGGTAGTGATGCGACTAGAGTCAAAGATCGCCTAGTAGACATTAAGTATAAAGCCTTAGAGGCAAGGTGTCTAACCTCATCCAACAGAGCTGATAGCCTGGCAAGTCAAGCAGGCAACGTAGCATTTAATGCAAATAGCGATGAAAGATCAACTAGGTTTAAAGCCTCTGATTTAAAAAAGCAAGAACAAGAGACACAAAAAGCAACATCAACTCAAAATAATCAAGGTACTGGAACGCCAGGATCCGCACCAGCATCTCAAGGTTCGACCGGAGCAACAGGTGCTACAGGTCCAGTCGCGTCCGGAGCCACTGGACCTCAACCAGTACCAGGAACATCGGGCGTTACAGGAGCTAGCGGCGCATCTGGAACAGCAGGACCGTCTTCTGGTAGGGCAGCTCCTTATAGTGAAGGAACTAATAGAGGATTATCAGGTAGCACAGAAAATGCAAGAGCCCAAGCCAATAGACAAGACGCAGCTAACTATGCATTAGAAGGCGATTGGCGCGTAAGATTAGCGTTAGCACCGGGTGCGCAGTACCTATACGATTTACCAGACAGCCAGCCTAGCGGCATACTAGCGCCTCTTAGAGCTACAGACGGCGTCATATTTCCATATACACCGACTATCAATGTCACATATGCTGCTAATTATGAGCCAGCAGATGTAACACATAGCAACTACAAGATATGGCAATATAGAAATAGTTCTGTAGACAATGTTACCATCACAGCAGATTTTACTGCGCAAGATACACATGAAGCTAACTACTTGCTAGCAGTGATACATTTTTTCAGAACTGTAACCAAAATGTTTTATGGTAAAGATCAGGATCCTAAAGCAGGAACGCCACCGCCGCTTTGTTACTTATATGGATTAGGTCAGTTTCAGTTTAACATGCATCCATTATTAATATCAAACTTTACATATGTATTACCTCCCGATGTAGATTATATAAGAGCGACTACGAATATAACCACTGCTCCATTGGTAAATAAATCACCCGGCAATACACCTAATGATACTAATAGTCCTCCTAATCAAAGAATGTCACAAAGCCCTAGCTCAGTAGCAGCAGGTGGAGTACCAAACAAACCTACATATAGCACGGTGTCATCAGGTACAGTGACTCCCACATACATTCCTACAAAAATACAGTTAACTATACAGGCGCACCCAGTAGTCGCTAGAAATGATGTCAGCCAGGCATTCAGTCTCAAAGAGTATGCTACTGGCAAGTTGCTAGTAGGTAAAGATAGACCCGGTAGAGGAGGTGTCTGGTAATGGCAAGCAACGACTTATATCCAGCAACTAGTCCATATAATATAACAAATGTTGTAGATGGTAACTACCTTGATGTGATGATACAAAGGCCCATACCATTCAACCCCAGTGATGTTGAGTACATAGTGCCTAAAGTATATGAGTATAGACCTGACTTATTGGCATATGATATGTATGGTGATAGTAGATTATGGTGGGTTCTCGCTGCAAGGAATCCAAACGTATTAGGTCCAGATCCTTATTTCAATCTTATATCAGGTATAACGATATACCTGCCGACACTTAGCACATTGAAAAACGTCCTAGGCATATAGTATGGCGGTCACAGTACAGCAAATCACAAGTCAACTAGACTTATTTCGCTCCGCAGCAGATCCTATTGCTGCAAGAATGCAAGCCTTATTGCAACAAGCACAAAGTTTAGACATAAACGCTCCCGGCGCAAAAGATCAGATATCCAAAATAAAAGTCGAGTTAGATGTACTTAGAACCGATTGGAACAATAGCGCACAACCTGCATTTAATGATGCGGTAGACCTAAGAAATCAAGCGTCAAGAAGCGTACAAAATCAAGTTGACAATAGCATAGACAGCGGTAGAGCCCTGTTCGGAGTAGCAGTAAGCGACAGAGATGCGATACGAGCCATACTATCAGCTAAAAGCAAAGAGATTGATAGCCTAGCTACAAACCCACAAGCCGCGCCCGGCTCTACAAGCGTAACTCCCGGTGCCACTGGTCCCACCACACCAACAACATCTGGATCAGGACAACCGGCTGCAGGAACAGGCGATAAAAGTCAGAACGCTGCAAATGATGACAAATCTGCAGGCTTAAAACCAGATCAAAATCAACAGCCATCGCAAGGTGCAGGCACCGATAAAAAACCCGGTCCAGGAGCAGCAGGCCCAACCACCCCATCAAATAACTCAGTACAAGATAAACCGGGCAAAAGATTATTCAATCCACTGGGCGAGTTTCCTAACTACACATATCAGATATCTCTTTATATAATAAGTCCAGATGCATATGATGCGTTTATTAGTTCAGGACGTAGAGATATAAACGCTATAAGAAATGCCGGTACAGCTAGCGGTGATAGTAGGACTAGTGGATCATTTTTATTAGTGCAAAGCGGTGGCATAGAAAACGATGCACTGAGAGCAGATGGTTTTGAGTTAGACTATTATATTGATGATCTAAGAATAGTCACTGCTACTAGTGGTAAAGATACTATGACTGCAACCAACGTCACAGATATACAGTTTAAAGTTATAGAACCATATGGATTTAGTTTTATATCTAATCTTAAAAGAGCTAGTGAGCAACTTAAAGCAACTAGTAACACGGCAAATCTTCAACGTCTTGAAAACGCTACTAAACAGTTTTTCATGTTAGGTATCAGATTTCAAGGTTTAGATAGCAACGGTAGACCAATAACAAGCAAAGAATCAAACTCTGGTTTGAATATTAAAGTTGGTACTGACGGTAGTGGCATCTATGAAAGATTTTATGATATAATGATTACCAGTATATCTTTTAAGCTTGATGGTAAAGCAACAGTTTATAGCATACAGGCAAGATCAATAGCTCCTACCACTGCATTAGGTATGGCTAGGGGCATATGTGATACAGGTTGCACACTACAAGGTAGCAAAGTAGGAGAGTTACTAGAACAGTTTGCTACATACCTCAATGAATACAATGCTACTCAAGCTGGACTCACCGGAGCGTTGCCTAATACATTTGAGTTTGATTTTATAGGAACTGATGAAGACATACAATCAATAAAAGATGCCACTATAGTAAGTCCCGCTGATCTAGACAAACTAACTTGGGCAGGCAGCAACGCAAAAACTACTAGCGAGAGTAACGCAGCTACAGCAGAAAATGCCACGCCGCAAGCAGCAAGAAGGACATTTGTTGTTGAAAGAGGTGAACCAATAGTACAAGCCGTACAAAGATTGATATCACAAAGCTCATATCTAGAAAAAGCTTTGATTGAAGTACAAAAAAATGCGTTACAACCAAGCACTGACGGCAAACCTGATTATGCGTTACCACCAAGTCAATCAAGTTACGTATCGTGGTATAACCTCAGTGTAGAATGCACGAAATTTACTTATGACCCTAAATTCGCTAAGTTCGCATGTAATACTAAGTTTGTGTTACAAACATATCAAACACCGGTCATACAAAATTCTTATACGCAGTTAGGCGTACCGTATTATGGACCACATAAAAGATATGATTATTATTTTACCGGTAATAATACAGAAGTTTTATCATACACACAAAACTTAGATAACACTTATTTCAATGTGGCATTGATACCACCCGAAGGTGATCAAGACAGTGCGGCTAAAGGTGGCGCAGCGCAGATCACTGTAGAGCCCGGCAAGGTACAGGCAGCTCCTAAATCTGGAAAATATCCATTAGGTGCTGAAGCTATTAGCGCATATATGACTGACCTATATGATCCTAAAGCATATGCTGAAGCAAAACTTATGATCATGGGAGACCCAGATTATTTGATGCCAGATCAAAGCACAAGTGTCAAAGACATATATAACAGATTTTATAATAGTGATGGATTTACTATTAATGCTAACGGTGGACAAGTATTCATTGAAATAGATTTTAAAGAAGCTAGAGATTATGGTTTTAGAAGAACTGGTGTAAGCAGTACCGGTAAAATCACAGGAACAGAACTCACAAATCAAGGCTTGATGACTATCAATGAAAGTATACGATTCTGGAGATATCCAGATAAGATAGCACAGATGGTCAAGGGCGTGAGTTACATGGTAAGATCAGTGACTTCAATATTCAACGGCGGAGTATTTAGACAAGAACTAGACTTGAATATCAATACGTTCCCAGGCGTGGCAGAAGAGCGGGCAAACGATCAAAATCCAACCACTACACCGCAATCACAGCAAGCAGTGGGAACTCCAAAAGCACAACCGGTCAGCCCCAGCGGCGGCTCTGGATTACCGGCTCCACCTGAACCATGGGGCACTGCATACGGTGCAGGCGACAGAGATGCACCTTGGGCTAAGAGCCTTTCAAGAGATGGATTGATAGAAGGACTTAATAGAGAACTTGCTGCGAACCTAAAAATATACAGGGGCAGTGAAAGAGGCAAGCTACGTTTAATAAAAGCATTTGAAAGGCGTAGACAGAATATATTAAAACGCTTTCCTAACGGATAATAAAAATGGGATATACAAACGACTTCAAACCAAGAGGACAGGCACAGTATACTAAACCTGATGCAGGAGGAACAGTCATTAACAGCGTACCAATGATTGGTATTGTTAAAGATAATGTTGATCCTCAACGTGCAGGTAGAATATTTGTTTACATAGCTGATAACAGCGGTCTTGATCCTGACGATAGAAATAACTGGCGTCCTATGAGATTCATGAGTCCTTTCTATGGAAGGACATCCGCAGAAGGAAGCAATGATAGTTTCGGCACATATAAAGCTAACCCATCTAGCTATGGTGAATGGCATAGCCCACCGGATATAGGCACGCAAGTCATATGTATATTTGTAGCAGGGCAAATGCAATATGGTTATTATATAGGGTGTATACCTGAACCTGAAGCGTTACAAATGGTACCTGCTATAGGTGCTGTAGATAATATAGTTCCAAACGAAGGTGAAGCAAAAAGTTATGGCGGCGCCAAACGCTTACCAGTAACTAACATCAATGTCAATAATAAAGCAGTATCAGAGACATCAGAATATATTAAAGCCCCTAAACCTGTACATAGTTATCAAGCTGCTATCATGTCACAACAAGGTATCATACGTGACCCTATACGTGGACCCATATCAAGCTCTGCGCAACGTGAAGCAGCAAGTAGAGTGGGCTGGGGTGTAAGCACACCTGGACGCCCTATATACGAAGGCGGCTACGACGATGAAACGATAACACAACAACTAGATCCAGCAAAGGCACAAGGATTAAAAGTAGTATCACGCAGAGGCGGTCATACGTTTGTAATGGATGACG